GAAGCTTGAAGAGATCCGTGTAGAATTAATGACTGATGCTAAGGCTGATGGCGCTGTTAAGTTAGTACAGACTCAAATTGAAAACACTATTGCACAGTTAACTGGCATGCTTTCTGGTGGCCTTGGCGGTCAACCAGTACCTATGGGCCCAGGTCAACCAGGCGGTCCACCAGGAGCGGAAGGGCAACCTCCTATGGGCCCTGCTCCAATTATTGATCAGGCACAACTTGCCACAGCGCAGGCGGAGCAACAGCTACGCATTGACCTGGTCACACGAGCTTATGGCACTACTCTTCCAAACCGAAGGGTTCCGTCAGAAGACAGCTAAACAGTTGAGTTTTACAATGACAAGACTGGTTATTTGTACAAAAATTAATATATAAACATTTGTTCGGTCATTTGTGCTAATAATTCGGAAAACGACCCAGAGAAAATTAAGGATACAAGTATGTCTGATACTGTAAATGCAAGTGCTGAAGCTTTCGCAGCTGAAGCAGGAAATATTCCAGTGGTAGTAACGACGGGCGTTGACGCACTGACTACTACTTCGGTTAATCCATCAACTCTTAACGGAAATAAATTTTATACCGAGGATGACTTGGCTAAAGTTAGATCCCAAGAGAAGGATAAACTATACCCTCAAATTAGCAGCCTCAAAGAAGAACTTGATGCTATTAAAAAGGACCGTAATGAAGAAGTAGCTCTTAGAGCTGCTGAAAAAGAGGCCCTTGAAACTCAGTACGCTGAGGAAGCTAAGCGCAAGCAAGAGGAAGAGCTTGAAGTTCGTGACCTTTTAAAGGTCAAAGAAACTGAATGGCAGGAGCAGTTGGAGCGTGAGCGCAACGAGCGTGAACGTGCCTTTGCTTTACTGGAACGTGAAAAAGCTTTTGCGGAGACACAGAATTACCGTAACCAACGTGTACAAGAAGAACAGGCAAATATTATTCCTGAACTTGTAGACCTTGTTATAGGCAATTCACCCGAAGAAATTGAACAGAGTATCGCAGGACTTAAAGAGCGTTCTTCCCGTATCCTAGATAATGTGCAGCAAGCTACGCAAGCTGCGCGAAGGGACATGGCAGGAACGAGAGTCACAACTCCTCCGAATGCTGGACCTTTGGACATCGAGACGGGCAACAGACAGTTTACGGCTGAAGAAATTGCAGCCATGCCGCTGAATGATTACGCTAAGTATCGATCCCAGCTTTTGAGTCCTCGGGCTCAGGGTGGTTCAAAGGGACTGTTCAATTAACCCTATAAATTCCAATCTATTTATACTAGGAGTCATAAGTGGCTAGCGCTTTAACGGGAACAGGCAACCTTGCCGCATCCCCAACCGCCTACTCAGGCACAAACAGCCAGCTAACTCAGGCGATTCAGCAGATCTGGTCAAAGGAAATCCTTTTCCAGGCTATGCCGATTCTTCGCTTTGAGCAGTTTGCTGTAAAGAAAACTGAACTTGGTGTTGCACCAGGTCTTCAGATCAACTTCATGCGATACAACAACCTTGGCTTTGCACAGCCATTGGTTGAAGGTGTTCGTATGAGCACAAATGCATTGACAGCACAGCAGTTCTCAATCACAGTTTCTGAGCATGGTTATGCTCTTGCTGTGTCAGAACTATTGCTAAATGCATCATTTGACGATGTCATGGCATCTGCTTCCCGTCTATTGGGTCGCAACATGGCTGTCTACCTTGACCAGATTTCACGCGACACCCTTTACGGTGCCACTTCTGTAATCTACGGTTATGACCGCACAGGTCTATCAGCAGTTAATAACTGGTACGACAAGGGTACAAAGGGCGCTTCACGTGTCGGCATGACAGGTAACTACTCCCTTACAACCGCAACCGTTAAGGATGCAGTTGAGACCTTGGCTACCAAGAACATCCCAAGACTAGGCGAAACCTACGTTGCGTTTGTTCATCCCCATCAGTCACGTGGTCTACGCGACAATCCTGAATTCATTGAAGTTTCGAAGTATGCCGCTCCTGGTAACTTCATGCTTGGTGAAATCGGTCGTTTGTACGATACCGTGTTCATTGAAACCACCCAGATCCTTAAGGTTCCAGGCGGTGCTGGTACAGGTTACACTTCTGATAGCGCAGTTGCAACTCCAGTAGTTGCTTCTGGTGGTGGCTACACAACACCAACTACCTTCACTGGTACTGGTAATGCTGACCGCTACTCAGCGATCTTCATCGGCGACAACGCTTTCGGTCACGCTATCTCACTTCCTGTGGAATTGCGCGATGGTGGTATCCTAGACTTCGGACGTGAGCATGCTTTGGCATGGTACTCGATCTTCGGTCTTGGTCTAATCACCGACCAGGCAATCGTGGTTGCAGAAACCAACTAATTAAGACCCTCGGAGAGGGGGCGCAAGCCCCCTCTCTATTTTTAACAGACACTAACATTGGAGAAAATACTCATGGCAACATCAAAAGCAAAACCTACTGACACCACAGGTCGTCAGCGCGAAGCTCTTCAAGCAGAATTTGCAGACGAGCAGTCAGAAGCGGCACAGACTCTGTCTATGGCAACTGTTGAAAAACGGATTGCTCTAGAGACTGAAGTTATTGACGCTACTGTCCCTAACAAAGCTACGGTTATCGTAGATGAACCTACCATCATTACAGATGAAGGTAAGGTTATTACCATTAGAGTCGTTGAAGACATTGAAAATATGACTTTTGGCGCAGGTAACTATTACTCTTTTAAAGCTGGTCAGAAGTACCAGGTTACTCAAGACTTGGCTCGCCATCTTGAAGAAAAGGGTTACCTAGCTGGAGTTATCTAAGCAGGTGTTGGAGGCAGCGGGCTATTGGCCCGCTGTTTCTGTTTTAGGCTGATTTTTTCCCTCAAATGAGGCATTATTTATAGAGCGCCCTTAAGGAGTACCTGTGGCTTTACTTGATGATCTTTTATCCAGAGTCCGTCTGGAAATAGGTGATAACGCTGCTACTTTTACAACTACCTTAACTGGCGATGGGGTAATTAGCTCTTTCTACATGAACTACAAACCTGTAGACGCTACTTATTTGGTAGTTAAGATCAACGGAACTACTAAGACTAACCCTACAGATTTTACTGTAGAAGAGAATATTGGCGTAATTAACTTTAAAACAGTTCCCGCTTTAAATTCTACTATTGTTATTACTGGTACCCATTATCGGTACTTTACAACCAGTGAGTTAACTAAATTTGTAAACACAGCTGTCTTGCAGCATACAGATAATAAAACTGATTCTTATGGCAGAGAACTTACTCTAGCTATTCTTCCAACCATAGAAGAGTACCCAGTGGCTCTTCTAGCCTCTGTAGACGCTCTGTGGGCACTCGCGACAGATGCGGCTTTTGATATTAACATAGCTGCTCCAGATGGCGTTACAATCCCTCGTAGCCAGCGGTTTAGTCAACTGTCTAACATTATTTCTCAACGTCAACAACAGTACCGAGATTTATGTTCTGCGCTTAATATTGGCCCTTGGCGTATTGAAATAGGCATTTTACGAAGAGTGTCTCGTACAACTAACCGTCTTGTTCCTATTTATATGTCTCAAGAGATTGATGACAGCACTTCTCCCGAGCGCGTCTACATGGAAAATAACCTTAAAGGTAGGACTCCACTTCCAGATCCAGTCGGCGTTTACGACATAGTGATTACTCAGGGGGATACCTGGAGCGTTGAGTTTGACATTTACAACACAGCTGGTACTGCGTTTAACCTAACTGGGTACAATCTTTTGGCTCAAATCCGTACGTATCCTGGGTCTGCTTCTATAGTAGCTACTCCTACCATTACTGTGGTTGATATAGTTACTGGCAAGATTCAGTTATCTTTAACATCAGATCAGACAGACTCTTTCCCATTAAAGTCTTTTTGGGATCTGCAGATTTCTAACGTAGATGGTACCTTTAACCAGACTTACGTACGTGGTTTGGTGTTTGCTAACAAGCAAGTCTCTGTAGACAACCCAACTCCTACTGTTTACCAGCCTTACTTAGGCCCTACGTTTACAACA